TTATACGAAGATTTGATTTTAGGAAATTTCGTCTTCATAGTAATTATTATACACGAATTAACAAAAATAATATATATATATTTTTACTTTATATCTGTTCATCACTTCAAAGCCAAACATCTTTGTTGTGGTGGGCAGATACAAAATAAAAATAAGAGAGATGTTTGGCAGCACCTCTCAAAAGGAGGAATAAGATGAAATTTACAGTTAATGGGTATAGTCAAGAAAAATTAATTAAAATGAATTTAGACTTAATAGATTCTTTAATACTTAGAGTTTTGGCAGATATGTATTCTAGCAATTCAAATAAAATAGAATACAAGATTATAAATGATGATAAATATATGTGGAGCAAATACGGATATATTTTGGAACAAATACCAATAATAGGGAGTGAGAGAACTCTAATAAGAAAAATAGATTCTCTTATAGAAAAAAATATTTTAAAAAAAATAGTTTTGACAGCTAAAAAAGGTGTTAAAGGCAAATATCTTTATATAGCTTTTGATAAAACTTATGAAGAATTGACAGAATACCAAGAACCACATGACAAAATGTCAGTTGATACAGATAACCAAATGACAAATTGTCAGGAACCACATGACAAAATGTCATCAGACCACATGACAAAATGTCATATCAAAGATTCTTCTATAATTGATTCATCTATAATAGATTCTAAAGAAAATACACACACAGAGGAAATTGAAAAATCAGAAGAGGAAAATCCAAATAATGATCCAGTAATAATCCAACAGATATTAAAAAAATATAAAGAGTTAGGATTACCAGAATATGAGTATAGACCAGATAACTATGTAATACTTGAAGCTTATAATAATTTAGGAGCTAAAAAACTACTGGAAGCACTAAAGATAATGAGTGAAAGTGAATTTGTTAAAAATAATCTAAGTATTAACACTATATTCAAATTGGATAATTTAAAAAAGGCTCTTAATGGAAATTTTAAGGATAAAGTAACAAAAGGCAAGGTTAAAGATAAAACACAGGTAAAAGAAACAAAAGAAGAGAGAGCAGAGGACTACTATAGTGAAGAAGTTCTGGCTGCTTTGAAAGGAGCTAATTATGCAAAAGTGTAGCTATTGTGGAAAAGAATACATAGAGAATAACCATATTTTTGAAGGGTTACCTGATTTCGTAAAAGAAAATATTAGATTTATCCCATCTTGTGATTGTTTGGAAAAGTTAAGAGAAAAAGAGATGGAAGAAATGGAAAAAAAGAGGATAAAAGAGTGCATAATGAACAAAGTTAAGAAATATAAAGACATTTCTGTAACTGGTAAAAAATTCTATGAGAGCAAATTCGAAAATGCCGATATGAAAGAATTGCATATGCAATTTGCTAAACAATATGCAGATAATTTTTTAAGAAAGAAGCTAACAAAAGGCTTGATATTCTTTGGAAATGTAGGAATAGGAAAAACCTTTGCTACTGCTTGCATAGCTAATCAACTTATGGACAATGGGAGAACAGTACTTGTAATGAATTTAGGACTGTACATAAACAAACTGAAAGCTGGAGGCTGGGAAGAGGCAGAGCAAGACATTTTAAAACAAGTAGAACAATGTGATCTTGTAATTATAGATGACTTTGGAGCAGAAAAAGGACTAGACAATGACAAATCTACATGGAGAGCAGAAAAAATATACAATTTGATAGATACTAGATATAGAGCAGAAAAACCTTTGATTATATCTACGAACCTTAAATTTGATAAAGATGTAAAAAAATGCGAACTTGAAGAAAACTTCAAATATCAAGGTGTGGGAAGAATAAGAGATAGAATAGCTGATATGTGCTACCCAGTAAGAGTAGTTGGAGAAAATAAAAGAGGCATGAGTGAAAAAGAATTTTTAGAGTGCATAGCATAGGAGGACTAAATGACTAGAGATGAACTTAGAAAAATGTATACATTCCTAAAAAAGGAAACAGGAGTAGAGGGAGCACCTTCAAGAAGTTTGGGGAGTAAGGAAGAATGTTTGGAAAGTATTAGAGAAGTTTTATCTATAAATGAGAGTACAATAGTTACTCAGTCTAGATTAATAAACGCTCTTAGAGAAGAAAATAAAATTTTAAGAGAAGAATTAAAAGCAGATAAAAAGTGGTGGCAGATATGGAAGTAGCATTAATAATAGTGGCTGGTGCTTTTATAGCACTAGCTGCATTGGAAAGAAAGATGAGGAGAGAGATATGGAAATAGTAATTACCTTGTTTGCTATAATAATGTTTGTAATTATGGTAGGAGGTGCATTTTTTACTTTATTCTATGCTATGATTAAAGATTTTGAAGAAGAAATAGAAATAGGAGATGTATTTGAGTTTGAAGGAAGAAAATATAAGTGTATAGAGAGTTTTAAACTCGATAAGGTCAACTGCCACATTTGTGCTTTTTTCGTAATTGATTGTAAATACTGCCTTTCTGAATGTTACCACGGATATAGAAAAGACGGCAAAGAAGTATATTTTGTAGAGGTGAAAGAATGATGGAAGTGTTTGGTGTATATTTTTTAGAAAAAATTGTTTTGCCTGTTTTTTCAAATCTTATCGAATATGAAACTTATAACAATAGCAAAGAGATAGAAATTTCGCTTCCTTTCTTTTTTAACACTGGGGATACTTTAGATGTAATTGTTGAAAAAAGAGAAAATTCAATTGTCTTGAAAAATCTATCTCACAGGCTTATAGAACAATCTTTGAGTGATAAAATTGATTTCATTTCATTGAGAAAAAAATACTTTTTTGGAAAAAAACCAAAAATAGAAGAAGCTCAAAAAATATATTTAGATAGTAACGGAATAAAAAACACGTTATTACAAGAAAAAATGATTTCTTTTGGGACAGAAGAGGAAATAAAAGAAGCTTTTTTTTCTTACTGTTTTTATGTTTTACGTTATTATAATTTTGTACATGATTACGTTTTAATTGTAGGGGTGAAAGAATGAAAGAATATACATTTCCCTTTCGTCCACCATCAGTAAATACTTATTGGAGAAGAGCAGGGAGCAGATTCTATATATCAGAAGCAGGACAGAAGTTTAAATACAATGTTCAATCATACATGATGACACAAAAGAAAAAGTTAAGTAAAGAAAAACTGGAAGTTGATTTGATATTAAATTTTAAAGATAAAACTGTAAGAGACATAGATAATTTTTGTAAGGGCATATTCGACAGTTTAACAGGGATTCTCTGGGAAGATGACAGTCAGATAGTTAAATTACACATAACCAAGAATACAGGAACTAAGAAGCCAGATAATTTCATTTTAAGAGTTTGGGAGGGAGAATATGAATAATTTAATCAAAATAGAAGAAAGAAACGGTGAACAATTAGTGAGTGCAAGAGAATTGCATAAATTTTTAGAAGTTGGAACAGAGTTTAGACATTGGTTTCCTAGAATGTGTGAATATGGATTTGTAGAAAATAAAGATTATACCCCGGTCATTTTTGACCACCCTATAAATAAACAGCCTACAACTGATTATTTAATGAAATTATCAATGGCAAAAGAAATATCTATGTTACAAAGAAATGAAAAAGGAAAAGAAGCCAGAGAGTATTTTATAAAATGTGAAGAAGCATGGAACAGTGAAGATATGATAATGGCAAGAGCTATGGAGATTCAAAATAAAAAAATTCTAAATTATAGAGAAGAAGTTAAAAAGTTAGAAACAAAGTTAGAAGAGCAAAAACCAAAAGTAATGTTTGCTGAAGCAGTAACAGCATCTAAAGATTCTATTTTAATAAGAGAGCTAGCAAAAATATTAAAGCAAAATGGATATGACACAGGAGAAAAAAGAATGTTTGCTTGGTTGAGAGAACAAGGGTATTTGATAAAAAAAGAAGGATCAGATTATAACTTGCCAACTCAAAGAGCTATGAATCTTGGATTATTTGAAATAAAGAAAACAGCAATAAATCATAGCAATGGAGAAATAGAGATAAAGAAAACTCCTAAGATTACAGGCAAAGGGCAATTATATTTTATAAATAAAATTATCAATAAAATAGCATAGAGGCATAATATGGAAAAATACTTAATAACAGGCTTAATACTGGTGGCTATGACCTTCTTAATAGTTGGTATAGCCATTGGTGTTGGAATAGGGTTATATTTAATAATGTGAGGTGTAGTATGAAAATAAAAGCAGGGGAAGTAGAGGAAACAGTAAAAAATATAATGAATAGGTATTTATCTGGTGGAGAGATAGAACAAAACGAGTTTGAGTATATAAAAAGATATTCTAGGTATTTGAAAAACTATAAATTTCTAAAAAAACAATAGAGGTGGCATATGGCAGATAAGCAAGAAAGCCCAAAAAGCAAAAAAACAAAACAAGCAGCTGAAGAAATAACAAGTGGTAAGCATAAATACTGTTGGTTAAAAATAAGATTAGATAAAAATGGAGAAGTAAATAAAATATTAAAAACTCCCTTCGAAGAAGAACTATAATAGTTATTTATTTAAGATAAAACTATTGCAAAATAAGGAATAATACTATATAATATAGAAAATAGAATATATGAAAAAACTAATTTTCGACCCTGGCGGTGGATTAGATGAATTACAGATAAAAGTCTGTAGTTTTTCTGGTCCACCTTTTTTATTTATCCTGATTAAAGCACATAACTCTGTACACGAAATAACAAAGGCTAAAGGTAGCAGTATTGAAGTTATGTGTTTCAATGGGGGTATACCTCACGATCGAAGTCTACCCACTACTAATTTTTTCATATAAATGTCCTCATTCCCTCACTCGAGGGGATATATGGGAGCAGTAGCCTAAGTTGGTGAAGGCCTGAAGTTCACGAAGGTTCGATTCCTTCCCCTCCCATAGCTATCATAAATACTTGGTAGCACTTTATGCGTAGAAGCATAGAAAAACTATGGGTCTACTTACTGGTTAGCAGTTCAGCCTTTAAATAAAAACTGTATAAAAGATGGATAGGTAAGGATATACACTGCCTATCCAACATCTCAATAAAAAAGGAGATGAGAAAATGGAACAAATTTTAGTTAAAATCGAGAATAAAAATGGAATTTTAGTAACAACAAGTAATAGGGTAGCTGAAGAGTTAGGAGTAAGACATGATAATCTTTTAAATAAAATAGATGATTATGTAAATAAATTTAGCTCACCTGAACTTTCAGGGCAGTTCTATATTCCCAGTGAATACAAGACTAAAGACGGTAGAACAGTTAGAAATCACTTAATAACTAAAAAGGGTATAGCCCAATTAATAGGAGGATATTCATCAGCAGTAGAAAAAGCATTTGATTTAAATGTGGCATATATCAATAGATTTGAAGAAATGGAACAAATACTATCTAATAAAAAAGATTCAGACTGGCTATTAACTAGAGAAAAAGGAAAGCTAGTTAGAAGAAAAGAAACAGATGTTATACAAGACTTGATAGTGTATGCTACAGAACAAGGAAGTCAGAATGCAGGAAAGCTTTATATGACTTATAGTAAGTTGGTAAATAAGCTAGTAGATGTAGAACCTAATTCAAGAGATAAAATTGAATTTAAAAAGCTTATATCAATACAGCAATTAGAAGATTTATTCAGCAAGGTTATAAAAGATAACATGGAGAAAAAAGTTTACTATAAAGAAATATATCAAAAATGTAAAGAGCTAGGAACTCAATATATGGCTATAGTAAATTATGATATCAAGTTATTAGAAGTAGCTTAAATAATATGATATAGACTTCCTCTCACCTCTAACAATGTTATGTGGCCAATGAGGAAGTCGCCTGATTAATACTCTTACATGATAAGGGTAGTAATGAGGTAAGCAAGGAGGTGTTGAGAGAATGAAATGAATAATTATGAATTAGCTGAAAAAGATTATCAAGCAGGAATGAAATATAAAGATATAGCAAGTAAGTATAATGTCACTCTCAATACTGTTAAATCTTGGAAAACCAGATATAAATGGAAAAAGGATGCAGAAGAAAAAGAGAGTGCAGAAAAGGTATGCACACAAAACAAAAGTATGCACACACTCGAAAAGGGTGCAGAGAATAAAATATCTAATGAGGATAAAGACTTTGAATATGTAGATGAAGAAGATGGGTTGACTGATAAACAGAGGGTTTTCTGTCATTATTATATGCAATCTTTGAATGCTTTTCAGGCAGCTATAAAGGCAGAATATAGTCCAAGTTATGCAAGAGTTGATGTATATCGTCTCCTAGAAAATCCTAGCATAAAAAAATATTTGGAAAAGTTAAAGGAACAGCAAAGACAAAAATTTCTAATTTCACAAGAAAGAATATTAAACAGACATGTTCAAGTAGCTTTAAGTGATATAACTGATTACTTCAATGAAGATGGAAGTTTAAAACCTTTATCAGAAGTAGATGGTAGCTTAGTTAGAAAAATAAAGATAACTAAGAAAGATGATTATGAGAGTGCAGAAATACAACTAATAGAGAAATGTCCTTCTCTTGCATGGTTAACTAAGTTTGCAGGACTAGACCCAGACACAAACATAGCAAAGCAAAGGCTGGAGATTGAAAGGAAGAAGGTTGAGGGGGAAAAGAACAAAATAGACATCCCAGTATTTAAGGGTA